TGTTACTAGGAACCATTCAGACAAACCAAGAATATCATTGGCATTTAATTTCAATTTATACAAAGAAGAGGACAAATGAGCAACGGAACTAATGTTCGTAAAAGATCAGGAAATATAGAGTCACTTGATCTTAATAAGATGCATAAGATAGTTGACGAGGCATGTAAAGATCTTGCAGGAGTATCAGCAAGTCAGGTTGAGATAAACTCTGGAATACAATTCTATGATGGGATTACCACAGCAGAAATACAAGAGATACTTATTAAAAGTGCAAGTGATCTAATAGAATTAGAGTCTCCAAACTATCAGTTCGTTGCTGCTAGACTATTATTGTTTGGTGTCAGAAAAAAATTATGGGGTAGAATACATGAAGCACCATCTCTAGGAAATCATATAACCAAATGTATAAGAGAAGGTGTGTATGATCCTCATTTTACTAGTAAATATACAGACGATGAGATAGATGAACTAGACTCTTACATAGACCACGATAGAGATTACCTGTTTACTTACGCAGGTCTTCGTCAGGTCACCGATAAATATCTCGTACAAGACCGTAGCACAGGAGATCTATACGAGACTCCACAGTTCATGTATATCATGATTGCTGCTACGATGTTTTCAGAATACCCTAAAGAAACTAGACTCGATTATGTCAAACGCTACTACGACGCAATCTCCAGACACAGAATCAACATCCCAACACCAGTCATGGGCGGTGTCAGAACACCCATTCGTCAATTTGCATCTTGTGTTCTGGTTGATATTGATGACACCCTCGATAGTATCTTTAGCAGTGATATGGCTATTGGCAAATATGTCGCACAGAGGGCTGGTATCGGTATTAACGCAGGGAGAATCCGTGGGATCAACAGTAAAATCAGGGGTGGAGAAGTTCAACATACAGGTGTTGTCCCCTTCCTTAAAAAGTTCGAGGCAACTGTCAGATGCTGTACTCAAAACGGCATCAGAGGTGGTTCAGCAACAGTCCACTTTCCTATCTGGCACAAAGAAATCCGTGACATCATTGTTCTCAAAAATAACAAAGGGACAGAGGACAACAGAGTAAGAAAACTAGACTACTCGATACAATTATCTAAATTATTCTATGAAAGGTTTATCGAAAATAAAGAAATCACGCTTTTTTCCCCTCATGATGTTCCTGATTTGTATGAGAGTTTTGGGACCGATAGGTTTGATGAGTTATATTGCAGTTACGAATTGGATGAATCAATCCCCAGAACCACAGTCAACGCTCAGGAACTAATCCTTGACCTATTAAAAGAGAGAGCAGAGACAGGTAGAATATATTTGATGAACATGGATCATGTCAATAGTCATAGTTCATTTAAGGATAAAGTAGAGATGAGTAACCTCTGTCAGGAGATTACACTACCTACTACACCACTACAACACATAGATGATCCTAATGGTGAGATTGCTTTATGTATATTATCTGCTATAAATGTAGGAACTCTAAGAAATCTTGATCAACTTGAGGAATTATGTGACTTATCTGTTCGTGGATTGGATGCTTTGATTGACTTCCAAGGTTATCCTGTCAAGGCAGCAGAGTTAGGAACGATAAATCGTAGGTCACTTGGTATTGGGTACATTGGGTTGGCACATTACCTTGCCAAGCATCATGTATCTTATGATGATCCAAAGGCATGGGAGTTGGTTCATGACCTTACAGAAGCGTTTCAATACTATTTACTGAAGGCATCAAATCAACTTGCAAAAGAGCAAGGAAAGTGTGGATATTTTGACAAAACAAAATATGCTGATGGAATACTTCCAATTGATACATATAAGAAGGATGTAGATGAGATTGTACAGAACAATTTAAAATATGATTGGTCATCTCTTAGGGATTCTATCAGAGAGTTCGGATTACGGAACTCAACATTGTCAGCACAGATGCCATCGGAGAGCAGTTCCGTTGTGTCTAACGCAACAAACGGAATCGAACCACCTAGGGGATACTTGTCCATTAAGAAGTCCAAGAAAGGTCCTCTTAAGCAAATTGTTCCGTCTTATCAATCGTTGAAATCATATTATACTTTGTTATGGGAAATGAAAGGCAATGATGGTTACATCAAAGTTGTCTCTGTTATGCAAAAGTTCTTTGACCAAGCAATTAGTGGCAACTGGAGTTACAATCCAGAGAACTACCCTGACAATGAAGTACCTGTGACAGTAATGGCACAAGACTTCTTAACTACATTTAAGTATGGGTGGAAGACATCTTATTATCAGAACACATATGATAACAAAACTGACGAAGTAGAGGTAGAAGAAGATAAATCACAAGAATGTACATTAGACAACTTACTAGACAACCTATCAACCGCCAATGAATGCGATGCCTGTGCAATCTAAAGTAGAGGGAATGACTGTCTTTAATAGAGATCAAGTCGATGCTAAAAAACAACCAATGTTCTTCGGAGCACCTCTTGGAATACAAAGATATGATGAGTACAGATACCCTGTTTTTGAAAAGTTAACACAACAAATGTTAGGATACTTCTGGCGACCAGAAGAGGTGTCCCTACAGAAAGATCGTGCTGACTACGAGACACTAAGACCAGAACAAAAACATATCTATACTTCTAACTTGAAGTATCAGATCATGCTTGACAGTGTACAGGGAAGAGCACCTGGCATAGCACTTGCACCCTATTGTTCTATACCAGAACTAGAAGGTGCTATGAACATCTGGCAAACTATGGAGATGATTCATAGTCGTTCTTACACATATATCATCAAGAACATATATCCAGATCCATCAGAGGTATTTGATACTATCATTGATGATGAGAATATCTTAGAAAGAGCTGCTAGTGTTACTGCTGCATACGATGACTTCTTAAATTCTGCACAGGAATGGGGTAATGGTAATTGGTGGAAAGAAGGTTGGAAAGATACACCACAACATCAGCAAGAAATAAAAGAGGTAAAGAGAAAACTTTATCGTGCTGTTGCTAATGTTAATATCCTAGAGGGTATTAGATTTTATGTTTCCTTTGCTTGTAGTTTTGCCTTTGGTGAACTCAAGATGATGGAAGGTAGTGCAAAAATTGTATCTCTTATTGCTAGAGATGAGAATCAACATCTAGTTGTAACTCAAACCATACTAGACAAGTGGAAAAAAGGTGATGATCCTGTGATGCAGGAGATCATAAAGGAAGAAGAAGAGTGGTTGTACAGTGCATTTGCTAAGTGTGTAGATGAGGAAAAGAGATGGGCAGAATATCTGTTCAGAAATGGTAGTATGATAGGATTAAATGAAAAACTATTGTCACAGTATGTTGAATGGATTGCTAACAAAAGAATGAAAGCAATAGGATTGAAACCACAATATGATATTGCTATGAGAGCAAACCCATTACCTTGGACACAACACTGGATCTCTTCAAAGGGATTACAAGTTGCACCACAAGAGACTGAGGTAGAGTCATATATTGTTGGTGGTATCAAACAAGATATGAAAAAGAATTCATTCAGTGGGTTTAAACTTTAACAAACAATTTGGCAAGGGTACAGACCCTTGGTATGCACAAGCAGAGAGATGGGCAGACAAACAAAAGTTTCCTATCTCTTTCTTGCTGAAAGGATTGATTGCTTACTTGAAAAAGATGTGGATCAATGTTAAAATAGATAATACAATGCGTGATGTTGATCGTCAAGCAAAAAAATTAGTAGAACAATGGGAAGAAGATGACAGAAGAGAACCGATTATCGTGGAGAAAGGAGTATTTGGAGATGAAGGCTGGTCTATCGAAATTTCAAATCCAGTTGTTGACCGAGGGTCCTCATCAATTAGCACAAGCATGGTTACTCCAAGCGATGCACAACGACTACAAGAAGATGAAGGGGATCAAGGAACCTCCTAGTCAAGAGACAGGACATCAAACAACATTTAAGGAGTGGAATGATAGACATAATCAATGAAGGTATTGTTTTTAAGGTAAGTGACGATCATAAAGTACAAACAGAATTATTTGATGACATAGGTGTACTGGTAGTAGATAATTTTTATAAGAATCCAGATCTAGTTCGTAAACTTATAGACGATATACCTGCTACAACCCATACTAATAGGGGTGGATATCCTGCAGCAGCAATAAATGTATCATATAATATGCAACCTGTTGTAGAAACATACAGACATTACATACAAACTTACTTTCCTAACTGTTTGTCGGATGATTATATTACATCTATCATGAGTCAGGCCAGTTTTATGGTCAATGTGATGCAGAGTGATGGTAATGAATATCTACCACCACATACTGACTGTCCATCAACCACAAACTTAGCAAGTGGTATATTTTTAAACACTCCAGAGAATTGCTCAGGTGGTACATCATTTTTTAAGGATGATAAGTATCTAGGATATGTCAAAATGAAGTACAATCGTATGATTTTATATCATCAGAATGTACAACACACTGCATTTATGGACTACAACTCATTTGTAGGTGCTAATTATAGAATTAATCAGATGTTTTTTATCTAAATAATATAGTAGATATTGTCGATGTTATGAAGTTTGATACCTTTACATCAACCATAAACGAAAAGAAAGGACTCTGGGACAACATGCATGCTAGACGCAAGGCAGGTAAACCCAAGAGAAAACCTGGTGATAAGAACTATCCTAAGACATTAAATGTCGAGCAGACCTGTGGTAAGGGAGAGTATTTTTGTAACGATGATCAGAAATGTAAACCAATACCAGAAGGACATAAAGTAAAAGCAGATGGTGAGTTGGTATCAGAGAGTGCAGCATGGACAAGAAAGGAAGGAAAGAATAAATCAGGTGGATTAAATGAGAAAGGTCGTAAGTCATATGAGAGAGCAAATCCTGGCAGCGATCTAAAAGCACCTAGTAAGAAAAAAGGCAACAAGAGAAGAGCATCATTCTGTGCAAGAATGAAAGGTATGAAAAAGAAACTTACCTCAGCTAAGACTGCAAGAGATCCTGACTCAAGAATTAATAAGTCTCTTAGAGCATGGAACTGTGAGTATGAGTGGGAACTAGATCTACTAGAAGATGCAAAGATGGGTAGACAGTCTGATGAAAAACTTGCTGCAGCACACAAAAGATTTAGTGGCATGGATCAGTCATCTCCTGCTAACAAATTTATGTTGAAGAGAATAGAGAAAGAACAAAATAGAAGAAAGAAAGTGAGTGAGCATCATCAGAAAGATGAGAATGGCAAAGTCATAGAGCATGACGAAGTAGAGGAGACACCAGATCAGCAGATCATTAATCCTGCACAACCTTGGGATCAGGGATATGATGTAACAGTCATAGATGAAGTAGTACATCAGTCTCAAAGACCATCTAACATGGCAAAGAAGGCAAAGTTAACAGCAGCTCTTAATAGATTACAGGATCTTAAAGTTGCTAAGAAGAAAAGAGAGATGGGAGAAGAGTATGTTAAGATGACTAGGAAGGCATATAATAAAATTCATAAAGATTTTAAGAGTGATGATCCTAAGAATCCTAGAACTACAAGGTATGTTAAAGGTAAGGGTACAGTCTCATCTCCTGTCAAGTTTGTTGACGAAGCAAAGGTAGATAATCTAATTCCTGATTGGAAAAGATCTGCTGCAAGAAACAAACGCTATGGTAATCCTCATGGATCTCTAGCATTGGGTGGTGGTATCCAAAGAGATAGAAGAGATGACCACTACAATAGAAGAGGTAAGAAGACTAAGGGTGTAAAAGAGGGTATGTATGATGTAGATCCTAAGACTGGAGAGTCACCTGTAGCAGCGTCAGTTAGAAAAGGAAATAAATTAGACGGTGATAAGAGACTCAAGCATTTTTCTAAACTTGCTAAGAAAATGGTAGGTGAAGGAATTAAGTATGATAAGTCTGGTTCTTCTATGGATTATTTCTTAGGTCCTGATCCAAAGAAAACAAAATACTATAAAGATAATGTCAAGAAAAAAACAAAGAAAGAAGAGTATGTAAGTGAAAAGAAAATGGTTAAAGTAAAACTTAAAGATCCATCAAAGATCAAAGTTAAAGTAACTGATATAGGAGCAGGTGGAAAAGAATATGTAAGAAAAAATGAGATGGATGAAGGAACATCATATGGTTTATACAAAGGATCAGGTAAACCATCAGGTGCTATGGCAGCATACCTTAAAAATAAGAAAAAGAAAGACAAAGAAAAGAAACTGGTAAAGGCAGAGGAATACTTTGTAGGTACAGTAAGGGATACTAGATGGGATGAAGATCATCTAGATGAAGTCCTAGGTTATGCAGCACAAATAGTAGGTGGTATGGTTCGTGATGGTGTGCGAGGTCTAGACAATCCTGACATAAAGCCTGGGAAAGACACCGTAAAAAAGTTCAAGACTCAGGCAGCTGAGAAAAAACAAACTGGTGGTAATAATAAAAAAACTGGTGGTGGAGCAAGTGCTGTAAAGAGTGAGCAGGATGCTAAGAGACAAGCAGCTCTGAAGAAACAGAAAGAAGATAGAAGAGACAGAGCAAAGAAAATACTAACTGCTGACAAAGCAGCAAAGAAAAAAGTAAAGCAGAGTGATACTGGTCAGTCTCTAAGAGATGGTGAAGCAGGTGGTGCACCTAACGCTAAACCAATAACTGCAGAGCAGGTGAAGAGAGATGAGTACGGAGATCCAATAGGAGGTCCTAAAATTTCTAAGAAACAAATTAAAATAAACTTAGCAAAGAGAGAAAAGGATGAAAAGATTGTAAGAAGTGAGCAAGTAGATCCTAAACCTCAAGTAGGTGGTTCTAAACCAATGACTAAGGGACAGCAGAAACAGATAGAGGGTAAAAAGAAGCAAGCAAATATGATTAAGAAACAAATTCTAATGAAAAAATTAATGGCAGTAAGAGCAGGAGCTGATGGTGTGACCTCCTAAATAGGAGCATGGCATTAGATTATGAAAATCCCTGGTTATATAAAGGCACAGCTTTCACTTCTGACGATATTAACGGTCAGTTCGGTTTCGTCTACAGGATTACTAATATACAAACAGGTAAGCAATACATCGGTAGAAAATACTTCGTACAGAAAAGAAAACCCAAAGG